AACAAGATTAGGCATTGCCGTAATTTCGTCATCAAAATAGGCAGCTAAGTCTGTGACCGCCACCTGCTTCATAGTCCCGCCATCATTGAATACAACACGGTCTGCATCAGCTACAGTGGTAGAAGAGGCAGAGGTATCACCATCCATAATGTTAAGTTCTGTTGCCGTTGCTGTAACACCGTCTAAGATGTTTAGTTCTGCAGCAGTAGATGTCACATTAGTGCCACCTATGTCCAACGTAGTAACACTTATCTCGCCAGCTACAGTTACGATACCGTTTGCTAGTGTAAGCAAGTCAGTGTCATCATCGTGACCAATAGTGCTGTTTACAACAATAGCATCTGTAGTTACAGTACCGTCAAAGAAAGCGTTCTTAAACTCAAGTGAACTTGTACCCAAATCAATGTCGTTGTCTGTAACAGGAACAATAACACCATCTTGGAAACGTATTTGTTCTACAGATGAACCTGCGCCACCTGCATCAAGGAATAAACCTACACGATTGTTTGTGTCATCTACTACAACTTTGTTTAATGGCGTTGCTACACCAGGGTCACCAATCAATCCAATAACTGGACCTTCAGCGGCTGTGCCATCATGTTTATGTCCAGTGGTGTTTACAAATGCAGCTAGTACCTGATTAAATTCGTCATTACTATGCGCAGCGGTAATAACATCACCGTCAGTGTAAGATGATTGTCTAGTATATCCTGCCATTACCTTCTTGCTCCTGCATCAAATTCTAACTGAAATCCTTTGAGTGAATATGGGGATGATTCTCCATTGTCCACAACCCTTAGTGCTATTGCAAAACCACTTCCCTCTACAGGCTGTCTAACAAGTGGATTTGATTGACCACCATATGTAGAAGTATTATATTTACCAACACCATACAATGCAACAACTTGTGAACTGTCAAAAGGATATGCTGATGGTCTTGCAGCATCAGGCGATTCATAATCATATCGTAGAAACAAATCAGAGTTTACAATTCCTGTTGGTGCATAGTTAATAATTACACGCTGAAAGTTTTTACGTATGCCAGCATCCCCTGCTGTAATATCAGTTGAACGATATCGTCCAATAATATTTGTTCCGTCAAATTGATTTGTCTTTTCCTGTCTATAAATAAACCCGTCAAAGCCACCGTGTAAAACATAAGTAGTGCCTTGCACACTATTTGAATCTGTAGAAGAGGGTTGTATTCCAAGCGTTTCAGAAAACTCGTAACCTTGCGCACGTTTTACAGCAATAATACCTCGTGTTCTAGCTTCTGTATTTGCGGATGTATTAACTTGAAATAAACGATATTGAGTTTTATCTGGTATTACTAGGCTATCAAATTGGTCTATATCTGTTACACCTTCAAAGCGTTCCTGAATAGACTTACTAATTGTACCAAGTTCAACGTCATTAATGCGTTCAGTACCAGCTACAGTTCTAAGGCCATCTCGCCCAAGGAATATAATGTCACCACCAAGTTCCTGAACAGTAAAACCATTAAGACATCCAATGTCTCTTGTGATAGGCTGCATTACAAAATCTGCAATAGTATTGCCTGTTAGCCTATATATACGATTTTCACCAAAGATAATAAGTTCGTTACGAAACGGAAACAGTGCTGTAATAGTGCTGTCTACACGTATTGAACCCGCACCATTAGCTGTACTAAAATCATTATCAGTAAATGGTGCAGTAAATATTACTTCTTCTGGATTTGCACTATGTCCTGCAAAAAATAATGCATCTTTAAAACCAACAACAAACTTTGGATTAGATGGCGCACCTGTAGCATTTAAATCTGTTACTGTTGTTCCATCATATTTTGTAGCATGGTTAGCACCATCAGCCCAAACAATGTGGTCAGTACCAGAAAGATTATACCTGAAAAAAGTATACTTGTTTGCACTTGTTCGTCCCGTATCAATTTGTGTCCAGCTACCTGTTGTCCCTGCCTCAAATACTTTTTCGCCTCTAGCTGCAATAACTTTATTATTACCTTCAAAGAAAGCTGACATTAAAACAGCTTCACTTGAAGAGGACGTTTGTGGAACAACATTACTGTTCCATTTTTGAAAACCATTAATACGTCTATAGCCACCGCCAACATCAGGCTCAAAGTTTTCTAGTTCAAGTGCTTGACCCGGTGTCATAGCAAATGTAGAGCGGTTTAAAATAAGTCCTCCCTCACAAGCAAAATAAAACGGGCTAAGTTGAGATTCATCAGCCATGTGTTATGTCCCTGTTGGAAAGATAGATACTCCATACCTTTGTGAATGAGGCAGATATGTTGACCTTACATATGTAAAGTCTCTATTAATAAGTAAACTCTGCATATGTTTAATGCCCTCTTCAAAACGAGCAAAGTTTATACCATACTGTTGCGCTTCACCACGATACTGATAGCCATAAGCAGTTGCACCATCTACAATAACTTGCCTAAATTGTTCTGGAACAGTAGGTACATCTGTTGTTGCACTTAATGCTGTAGGTCTTGAATATGCATCAAACTTTAATGTATATGCTTTGTCTGGATATGGAAATAACCCATAATTATTATCTGGCGTTCTAAATACATAGATAGGCACACCGCCCACATCTGACGTGCTTTCTTGGTCAATATACTTGTCTACATATTCTTTATATTCTATTATGCGAAGAGACACTCCTGCTGTTGCAAGACTGTCACTTTTTTCTATCCTAAATGTTTCGTAGTCTACATGATACAATGAAGAGTCTACAGTGTATCGTGTTTGACTAGCTACAAGTGTTTGTGTCTGCAGCGAATGGCTAAATGCCCAGCCAAACTCGCGCTGATAAATGTAGTTGATGGCATCATTAACAGCGTTCTTACACTGCGTCTGAAATCCACGAGATGTACCAAAGTTAGACGAGGTTAGTGCAACTTCGTTAAACCTTGCCAAGACTTCATTTGTGATGTCCAGATAATTATATGCCATAAAAAATCCCTAAAGAGTTAGGAGGGCGACTTATGCCGCCCCCCATATTAGTTAGGCAAGAGTGTCACGAGTGACTTCTGTTGCAAGTTCCTGCGAACCGTTTGTATCCACAACACAAGCTACTACACGAAGACGACCAGTGGTAACATCAGCCGAAGAGGCAATCAGTTTAACATCAATCGTGTCAGTTGTAGTTACGTGTTGAGTAAACGTAATTGTGCCAGAAGTTGTCATTGCAGCACCGTTACTTCCCGAAGCGAGAAAACCAGTGCTGGTGACATCACCACCGTCAACAATGTCATCGCCTTCGGCAAAGTCAATGTCAACAGTAGGGGAAGACCCATTAAAAGCCTTCAGAACTTCTGCACCAGCAAACAGAACCATTGTATTGGCTGGGATTTCTACGACTTGAAAGATGTCACCATTCGTGCAAGAATAGCTAGTCAGCTTGTCAATGTCGAGGATACCCTCAATCATACGCATGTTCAGTCCATTACGGCTTGCTGGAAGTGCAGCAATAGAGTTAGAATTAACTCCAGCGGTTGCGGAGGAGGTGAGGTCAAAAGTTGCCATGATTCAGTCTCCTTACGCTGCGTTGTACTTGGCAGTTACGATTGCTTCTGGGCGAAGAATCTTACGGCCATAGAGGTGCATACCACGAACAATGTCAGCAAAGCTGTCAGGGTCACGGTAAGTTTCGGTCTTATTAATCTGCTCTGCGGTTGCAATAGCAGAAGAGTGACCAGCAACAATCACACCAAAGTTGGAGTTCTGGTTAGCAGTACCTGAAGTTCCTGAACCAGTGCCAACAGATGGCAAGTTGTTTGAGACGTGGACTGCAAAACCATGAAGGTTATTTACAACCAAGCCATTTTGGATGCCAGCACCACCGAAGTCTGCATTCAGAAGACGTGAGTCTTCGTCCTTCAGAAGTTCAATGAACACTGGGTCTACTACCAACCAACGTCCCTGCGTATCAACATTCTGCTGGTCAAGAAGACGGCCCATACGAGCAATGACCTGCATAGGTGATGCAGAAGCAGTGGCGAGTGCGGTTGCACCCGGCAGACGTGGGACCAAAGGAATTGAGTGGTCGCCAGCAGAGCCGGTAGTAATATTTCCAAAGCTATCCTTACGCAGTTTCATGGTGGTAAGGAGTTCGTCAGAGCCAGCAGTTGACACTGCTTTAGAACCATTAACAACGTCGTTAGCGGTACTTGCAGCAGCACTGATAGCAGCTTGCTTGAAGCCTGACAGATAACCAAGAACTTCTTGGTCAAACTGGTCAGCAAGACGATAAGCAGCACGGTCACTTGCCAGAGTCTGGAAGTTTACGTGGCTATGCGCTTCTTCAATATCATCAACCTTAAAGGCATAGTAGTTAGCCTTATCAATGGTGAGGGTAAAGTCCTCATCATCAAGGTCTTGCGGAGTAATTTGCGCACCACGTGCGTACTCCTTTACAGTGATTTCCGGCTCTTTAATAATCTTAACGGAATCACCCATCTGAGCAATTTCACCAAAGTAATCGTTATTAGTGATTGCCTCACAAACAGCGGCCTTGCGGAAAGCGACCTGCACCTGTTTGCTGTAAATGACGGGCGAAAAATTACCGTTAGGAAGATTACCATAACCGGCAGCGGTTTTAAATGCCATGATATGTTCTCCTATGTTAGCATTTTACAGATGCAAACTCACCAGACTAATCAGAGGCTGATTCACTATGGGTGCGTAGCATATTCAGTTGGCCAACCGAATATTTAACGGGCCATGCTCGTCAGGTAATCCATAAGACTGTAGCGTTTGCGTGTCGATGTAAGCAAGTAGCGAACTCACTTACATCTTCGTTGACTATAGTTATACTAAAAAATATCTATTTGTCAACAGTTTTTATCGGGCTGAACCCGAAATATCATAAATAAACTTTCCAGAACGGATAGCTTCCATAATATCATCAGAGTTTTTCTCATATTCTCGTGCAGACATACTCTGAACGTCTGACTCTTTTAGATAAGAAGATGCCTCATTGTCTTGCGGCTTGCTTCTAGTATTCTTTGATGTGACAGCTTCTGCCGCATTACCTTTTGATTTTTTCTTAGTTGTGATGTTTCTATCTGCTTTGTACAGGTCAATAGCACGGGCAGCAGAACGAGCATCATTGTCGTTCTCATAGAGTGCTTCCTGTACCCATTTAGGCTGTTCTGCAGCCCACTCGTGAAAGTCATCACTATCCCTAATCTCATCAAAGTCAGGATGTAGTCGCATCAATTCTGCTTCTGCTTTTTCTCGTTTGGCGTTGAACTGCATTTCATCAACTGCCTTAAACTTGTCCTCAAGTTCTTTAGATTGTTCTTGGGCCTTTTTAGCCGCAATAGTTTCAATAATAGCAGCAACGTCTGGATATTCCTTTGCCCAAGCCTCAAGGTCTTCATCTGACTTTGGCAATTGCATTTCTTTACGTGTAGCAGAATCAAGTTGTGATTTTAATTCTTCTAGTTGTTTTTGAAACTCTTTTTCTTTTTCTTGTGTATGACGACGTAAATCACCATATCGTTTTTTAAACGTCTTCTCTTCAGATGAGGCAGGTTCTTCATCCAGTTCGTCAACCTCACCCTTTTGTTCTTTTATAAGTTGCTCAAGTTCTTCTTCTTCTTTCCTGATACGCTCATCATTATTATAAGGTTTTGATACAAATGCCTTAGTTTCTTGCGGCTTTATTTCTTCAGCCATTATTGTGTCGTTCATAGGTTTCTCCTATCTGGGGCCAACGTAGCCACCTGTAGGGGTGGGGGAAGGGTGGGCCAGTTAATCTAGGTGGTTATCGTGTACCTAGTCCACGTCTTTTTTTAATAACTGTATTTGGTTTATCCAATACAATTTGCCGCATAAACCCAGAACCAAATACTTTTGACAGTACATTATACTCTGGAGTTCCTACCATACCACGTATAATATCCTTTTCATCATCTGACAATGCCTCAAAACGGTCACTTATTTCTAGAATAAATTCATCCACGTTTTTCTCCTTCACGAATCCAATATTGCTCTTCGTCAATAATCCATTCTAAGTCTTCATACTCATCGTCTGTTAAGTTTTTCAAAAAAGTTTGAACTTCCGTTTCCGCAAGGGTCATGTCATGGTACTTAACATATCTTTTTTGTAAGCTAGGTTCCTTAGTAGTGGTATATACCAAGGTCATACCCTTTTCTTTAGCTAATGCAAAGATACTATCTAAGCACAGCTTAATTGCCTTGTGTGTTATTTTCGGTGGTGCATTTTTATCTGTTACCAACCATTCCATAAAAGCAAAGCGTGTGCCAATACCTATATATAAGCCAGCTGCACAAATTGGTGAGCCTTCATGTTCAACTATTACACCATCTGGTGGAAGGCACTCTTTTGGTACACTACCAAACTCCCATTCTTCCCACCATTTTACTAAAGTGTCATAGTCTTTATTCAGCCGCCATAATCGTTGTTGTATCATTATTAAGGTTCCTTATCTTTACGTTGTCTTCACTATCAATTATAGCATGTTCTTTCCAAGTTGTAAAGTAGGAATCTCCAACTTCTTTAAGTTTTTCTTGTTCAGTTACCTCAAAGTAATCAGTAAAAAGTATGTCATTAATTACAATGCGCCTGTTTTCTGAACCAAAGATATAAACAACTACATCATCATCACTTTCAAACTTTGCTTTCTTGCTGTCTTGAACGCGGGTCCAAAGACCATCTTCGTTTACCATGTGTGTACCTGATACTTTAATGCCTTCATAATCATACAGGTTATCAATTAAGAAACGTCCTGCAGCAAATACAAATCCACCTACTGCAACTTCATCTCCGATATCAATCTTTTCTACGGGTTTTTTGCTACCATCTTGCATGGTAATTAAAGTGCCTTTGGCAAAACAACCATCATTGTTTCCACCGCCGCCTCCACCGCCGCCACCGTCTTTTCTATTATAATCAGCTGCAGATGTTGCTGGTTTACTTGCAGGTTTGCTTTCTTTTCTGTCAGCTTCTCTTCGCATAGCATCAGCTTGTCTTTCAATAGTGCTTCTATCTCTTTCCCTGCCTCTCGTTGTAGTAACAGCCTGACCCCTGCTATCCGTAACAGGTCTACCTGAACGGTCAGTTACAATGTTACCTTTTCCTTCTTTGGCAGATTGTTTATCTGCTTCACTAGTGTCTGTCTGACTTTGTTGACGCCTAGTTTGTTCCGCAATAATTTCTTTTTGTCGTTGCTCTTCAGCAATTCTTGCGAGCCTTTCATCTGCACGTCTGTTTTGTTCTTCAATTCGTTCTTTTTCTTTACGAGCTTCTTCAGCTGCCTCTGCTTGACGCTCCGCTTCTTCTCTTGCAATTTTTGCTAGGCGTTCATCTGCAGCACGGTTTTCTGAATCAATCTTTCTTTGACGAATTGCGTCTGTACGAGATACGGGTAAAGCAATCCTATCTTCTGTTGGCTCACCGCCTACTTCGGTTCTGTCTACAATTGGTGAATCAGGATTTATAAGATTAGCACGAGTTAAACCACTGGCTGGCGCAGAAGATAATGTACCATCCTCTTTTACCCTAAAGTAATCATCTCCTACTTTCTGATAGTCTGTAAGTTTACCAAAGCGATTAATTGTTGCAATCTCTGTAGGTTCTGCTGTAACCTCAACAGTAGGTGCGTCATATCTTTCCATACCGCCCCTAAAATCTTTTCCAATTTCAGAGAAAGGAACTCTACGAACTTCTGCGTCATACACAGGTAGAGGTGCTGCAGGTTGTGTATCAAGCATATCAGGACGGCGGGTAATAGCATCCATTTGTGTTGCAACATCTGTTGTTTCTGGTGTGGTTGTTACTTTTGATAATCCTTCAATAACATCTCTAATGCTTTCATCACCTGCCAGATTTCTAAGACCTGCAAGTGAAGCTGGTGTAATACCTGCCTCAAACATTTCTTGCGTTACTTTAAAGTCATCTTTGCCTAGATTTGTTGTGCCAAGAAAACCAGCTTGCTTTCCCGTCACAGGGTCAAAGCTACCCCCCTCACCATCTGCAATATTGCCATTAGCTAGAATTGTACCACGTTCAGGATTGCCTGACAGCGCACGTAAAATAGGATTCATGGTAAGTAACGCATCTAGTGTACTCTGCTCTTTAGTATATCCCAACTTCCTAGCAGCTTCTTTTTTGTCTAGCATTTGTTGCCGAAGTTGTTCGTTATATTCATCTATTTCCCTATTACTGTCGCTATCATCACGCTGTTCTTGTTGAACAGCAGGTGCGGCTACCGTAGCTGCTTCCTGCGAAGGTGTGGTTTGAACGCCTGTCTGTAGTCTATATCCTGCTGGAATGGGATACAACGGCTGTCCATTCACAAAGGGAATGTTCATAATAAGACCAGCATCGTTTACATATGTACGGATTTCAGTGTAAGTTCCAGAAGTTGTTGGCATAAGCTGTTCAAAAGTTGGTTGTTCACCTACAGGTGCATACGTTGGTTTTTCTGCAATAGCATATGGGCTAATAAACTGTTGTTGTGGAGGTGTTACAAAACCAGTGGGCAGTGGTTGATTGTTGACTTGTGGTACAAAACCACCCACCTGCATCTCAACAGGCTCGTCATCCATAATCAAATCATCTATATTGAACGGAACGCCAGCAGGAATTGTGGCTTCGTCTGCATTACCCATCTGTCCCATCGCTTCCATACGTGCAAGACCAGCCTTTGCCTCATCTCGTAGAGACATCATTTTGTCTAGTCCATGATAGCGTACAACGTCGGCTGGCATTACAAACTCGCCCTCGCTAAGTTGGGCAGGTATGTCATCGCGTACTTCTTTTTGCAGTGAGCCTACTGGAACATCATTACCGGATATGGGGTCCATTGTTCCTCCTTCATCCATGAGGCCACCTTCGTTAAATAGTTCCATTTGTTTCTGCATTGAAACATCTCCACCTACGTTAAAAGTTCTAAGTTTGCCGTCTTTGGTTCTAGCTACAGGAGTGCTTAAAACCTCTTTTACTTCAGACAATGTTGGTTTTTTATCCATGCCTAGCCCTACAACATTTTTTGCAAGAACTAGAGGGCCAACCTGAATAACTTCATCTGCACTGGTTACAAGATTTCCTGTAGATTTGTCATAGAAATAACTGCCCCTATATGGGTTCATACCTACTTGTGTCCAACCGGAATCCTTGTCAGCTAATATTTTTCTGGCAAACTCCTGCAATTCATATGGGTCTTCTGGTACATAGTCGCCATATACACGTGCTATAGTAGATTTTCCGAAAGGAACATCTTTACCTTCTTTTGGGGAAAATGTTTTTCCTCTAGCAATATTTAAAGCAATTTTAGGGTCTGAACCAAACTTAATATTTTTGAGTCTAATAGCTTGACCGTAGCCAACAACTCTACCCTTTGATGAATTTCCATCGTGAATAGACACTACCCACTTGTTAAAACGATTATAGGCAGGAATATCTAGTCTAGCACCAAGACGTTGACCAGCTTCTAAATCAAAACCCTTAACCCCCACAATACCTTTTGCGAGGGCTTTTTTACCCATAGAACCTGCAACCTCTGTTACTGTAGGCATTTCGGGCATTGTATTTGCAGTATACAATTCAGGCTCTGGAAAAGCCTCTTTAATACGTGTACGTGCTTCTTTAGATGTTATCTCACCCTGATATAAATCTTCTGCTGCTTTCTCTGCTTCAGGTATATTTTTTTGACGTTGACTTTCAGGCAGGGTATTCTCTTTTTCCCATTTTTTAAGTAGGTCAGGGTTGTCAATAATTTTTTCTGCTTCTTCTACATCAGCCTTACGAAATGCTTTAGTAGCTGTGCGTAGTCCCTTACCAGCCAAATCACCTACGCCCGGAATAATACCAAGAAGACCAGCGGTTGCCTCAATACCTGCACCAACATAATCTTTCTTATCTAGTGCATCTGACGTGCGCTTGATAGCTAATGCTTCACCAACGCCCGGAATAAATTCTGCGCCAAACATTGCTGCATCTTTTACATTTTCTTTTGATAATAGCTTGTCTGTTTGTTCGCTGGATGATACATCCCCGCCCTCATCAAAGCCAATCCTTGTTCCTGGAATAACCATGCCCATACCAAAAAGACCGGGCTTGCGGTCAATTAAACTTGGGTCGTCTAAATATCTATTAACTTTATCTTGATAATCTAAATTCTTTTCTGGGTCAGTGCTACCATGATATACACGCAAAAATCCGTCTTTATCTGTTACGCCAAGTGCTTTAGCTTCTCTTAATTTTTCATCAAACACAATATCGGCAATTTTGTCATAATATTTTTCGTGGTCTTTTCTAGGAATAAAACCAGTGCCAAAAGAACCAAAGGATGCTCTATCCTCTGCTGTGGCTTCTCGCTGAATACCTATACCTGCTTCACTATAAAACTTTGCTGCACCTTGGTCTAAGTTTACTTTATTTTTTCCTTGTGCTACAAGTTTGTCAGCGTATGCTTGTAATTCAGGAGAAAGTTCATTGCCTTTCTCTTTATATGCAGCAAGAGCATTAGCAATAGTAGAGTATGTTATTTGTCTAGGACCAAAGGCAGATGATGGGTCTTTCTTTCTCGACACACCCGTAAAGATATAAGGCCAGCCTTCTTTAGTATCTTTATACGGACCTACCTCGTGCGCCTCAATTGCGCGAACAACATCTTTACGAGAGTGATTTTTAAATATTGACATCTTGTGCTACCACGTCATTCTTTAATTGTTGCATCTTTTTCAGCACGGCTATTGCTCCCTGTGAACGATACAATAATATTTCATTGTCTGCTTGTTCTAAAGACTTTTGTTGTATAGTAATTAAACTGTCTATGTAATTACTGAAGTGGGGCCACTGCTTGCTGTTCACCAGCGGTTTCAACTTGCTGAGTAGTTCCTTGTCCATTTGCACTAAATCCTTGCTCTCCCGGCACAGGTGCTTGTCCTACACCTATTGTGCCACCACCTGCACCTGTTGGGTCATTGGGGTCTGCTCCGGCTACAGGCTGTTGTTCCTGTGCTTCTACTGGTGCTTGAAAGCCCTTGAGAAGTTCTGCCTGAAGAGCAGCCTCATCCATATTGTTAGTAACCTTGTCGGGGTCAAGGTCAAGTGATTTTGCAATCTCACGAATAATGTATTGAAATTTAGCAAAGGGTGCTAGTGCAGGATTACTAGCTATACCAAGGAATTGCATAAGCCTTTGACTACGAACCTCATTAGCCATGAGACTTTCTGTGCCTCGTGCCTTTACTTCAAGGTCACCTTTAATATCTGGGTCAAAGTCAAACTGCATGTTAAAACGGAAGAAACCTTCACCAAGTGGTCGCAAAAGATAATCATCCACATTTTTAATAACACTCTTTGTTCCTCCAGCAGCAGCATTCATTAACATTGATATGCCACTTGCTGTTCTACCTACGCCCTGCACACCTGTTTGTCCATGTGCATATGATGGGAAACCTGTGCTTTCATCAGATAACACACGTGCTTTATCAAATAGCATCATATTTTCAGATGATACATTTGGAAACTTTGTACCAAAAATTGCCTGACCGGGTGCGCCACCCTGACGCCGGAATACCTTGCCGGGATACAGAGACAAGTCTTGACCGGGTACAAGGTTTGTTTCGTCAACCTCAACAATTAGATTGCCAGACAAAACAGCGTTATCCACTGCCATACGCATAAAACCATTCATTAATGTTTGCGTATCATCCATGTTCTCTGCAATGCCTACACCAAAGAAACTATATGGATTAAGTTCATAGGGTGAAGCATGATATGGTATCTTTGCTGGCTTGAAAGGATTAAGCACAACACGCAATAGTTTATTATTACAAACCCATATGTTAGCTTGAATTTCATCAAACTCTTTTAGTTCATCTGGTATATCAACATCATTATCTTCCAATATACCTGTGTCTATAGTACCCCAATACTCCAGAACTTCAAATCTATCAATGCCATGCTCTGGTGCATAATCTGCAAGGTCATCTTCCCAGTATTTCTTTAGATAGTTTTCTCCCAAGCTAATTACTTCATCAATTACACTACCTCTAAAATATGGGCGACGTTTTAAAGAGCGAAGCTGTGTACGCGACATTTTATGTCTTTCAATGACAAACTGCGCTTCATCCATGTTATTTGCATCTGGGTCAGGATAAAAATTCCATACAGATACATGTGATACTTGTGGAATAGTTTTTAGTATAGGGTCATAGTCGCCTTCGTCATTCCAATTCGGATATTCTTTATCTACTGCAAATGGTCCTTTTATAACACCCGTGCCAAACAAAGACATCTCAAATGCTGTGTTCCTTAAATGTTTATTAGCACCCGACTCTTCTAGCTGGTCGTGAATTTTTTTCTGCATAGACTTTGCTGCAATCATTGCAGGACTAAAGGTTATTGACGTTGGGGTTTTGCCCGGTCCTTCTTCTAAATTTTCTATACCATTAAGTTTTTCATTTAGCGGTCCTAGCATATCCATTAGCGTTTTTTGTGTAGCACCCTTTGGAATATCTCGTCCATCACCTTCAAACCCATAAGGACTTTCCATTTGGTCTTGCATCTGTGCTGATTTTTGCGGGTCAAAATTCACATCTGCTACTACACCCTCTGGAAGTTCTGTTGGTTCAATAGAAAGAGGGAACCTGTTGTTGGCAAACAGAACGTCAACAATTTGACCATATGCAGCCAGCGTCTTAGTTTTAGTTACCTTAATAAAGACGCGAGATTTTTCAGCTTCAGTAAACTGTACGTCAGGTCCATATAAACCTCTGTAGTTTCTGTAAGCACGTGTCCATCTTTCTTCATCTTGATAACGATAATCTTCTGCGCGGCGATAAGAGTCATGCACATGAGATATTAAAGAGGATATTTCAACATCAGTGACATTTGTATCTTCGCTGTCTTGCAACGAGATAGCATCTGTTTCCATAGGGATTTCTTCTTCAGCCATTATATTTCCTTTGCTCCTACTATGGTACACTTGTAGTTTATAGTTTTCCAATCACCGTCTATAGGTAATTCTTCATGCAATGCTTTCATTGCTATACATTGATATTTTTCTTCAAACCACTGAACATCTTGTTTTACACAATGTTGACTGTCCATACATGCTGTTAAAATAAGTGACCAAATAATTTCCATATTAATATCCAAATGTAGAGTCGGCTACTTTCATACCTGAGAACGGCTTACCGTGCGGGTCGTAGTCGAAAATAGAGAACCGGGGTCTGGACATAATGCCATACCGGAGGGCGTCATAAAGATGGTCTTCAGATTTTGTATCAACGTCTTCTGGATTTTTCTTGTCCAGAGGGAGGGCTGGTAACTGACTGATGACATTTGTACAGCTATTAAAAAATACAAGTCTTGGCTCCTCTGTAAACTCATCTATCTGTAGTCTTCTATGCACTTCATTTTTACCTGCTACACGACTTCCACGACTTCTGTCTGATGGACGCCATCGACATCCTTTGCTAATCATTTGCTCCGCAAGAGAAGGACCAGTATCGCCACGCCTATGCCAAAGACTGCTATCCAAAACACCATACTTAATATTTCCATCTTCAGCTTCCAAATCTAGTATCATTTCGGCCAAGTCTGTTGCCAGTATCTTACTGACGTATAGTTCTCTATAGACGACCAGTTGTTCATCAGGCGCAACAGCAAACCAAATAACACCAGAATAACTGCCATAACCATAGTCACATGCACGAAACTTGACCCAGTTATTAGGAATATGAAAAGGTTCCACAACGTGAACATCACGATTAAACTCCGTAAATGCTGCGCCTTCTTTAATATCCCAATCACCTTCTAGTAATTGTCTCCTCTGTTGTTCCGGTAACGATAAGAGCATTGCTTCATAGTCACCTGTCTCCGCAAGATACGGATTATCTGAAAGTCGGGCGGGTATAAACCTTCGTTTAAAAAGAGGCTTTCCAGCTTTTGCATGTCCTGCGGGGTATCGTAAAGTCTCTCCGGTTTCAATATCAGTTGCTTCAAAAGGTTTATTATACGCATGTGGGTCTATGAACATCTTCTTTACCCACTGATGTCCTCTTCCTCCTGGGTTGGTGGTCGCCCTCATAAAGATAGGCAAGTCAGGTGCAGTGGACCGTAGACGACTTCGCATGTAGTTCCATGCATATGGTGTGGCCCATTGTGTAAGTTCGTCAAAGCCTATCCAGCTAAACGCCAGACCCTGATAACGCAAGACATCCTCATCCCTGTCTAGGTAGGACATCCACAACCTTGCACCAGATGGCGCAGTCCACTGCATCTTCCGTTCTGACCACTTGATGCCCGGCCAAATTTTTGGGTACAACTCCTGCGATTTAAATATAAGTTCTCGCAGTTCTTCCGTTGTATGTCGAAGAAGCAATCCACTAAACTGAGGATGCCCCATGTAACGAAGAGGGTCAGCCAGCATGGCGTAACTCTTACCACCACCGGCACTACCACCGTACAAAACTTCTCTTTCACTCGCTGCTAGAAACTCTGTCTGTGGTCCTTCGTTTGGCTTAAATAAAACATTAGCGTGTTCTTCAATGCTAGATGTTTCACGTGTAACTTCTTGTATCTTAGGCGGTTGCTTTTTTACGCTTTGCGCCGAGCCTTGTTTCTTCGATTTCCTGCGCTTTGGCAATTGCTTTTTCCGCATATTCTGCCCACTTGCGGAGGCTTGCAGCTTGGTTCTTACGCTGTCGTTCATGTGCTAATCTTTTGCGTAGCCCAACATGTGATATGTATCTTCCAGAATTTGCAGACAACCAATTTGCCACCTCCCTGTATGAATATCGTTTCACATGTTTTCGTGCAGTCTCTAATAAGTCTAACTCTGTGGCTACTGGCAAAAGTATGTCGGGGTCGTTCTCATCTGCCTCGTAACCAAATGGTATTGTTCTTGCTATGCGTGGGACAGGAACCCAATCGTCCTCATCCTTTAAGTCAGTAGGTTGCGGTAGCTTCCATTTTCCTGCTGTTCTGCTCATTTTGTTTTGGCCTAATAAACATTGTATTGCAATCTCTACAAATACGCCTATTACGTCCTTGGCGTTTCATATTCCTTGTGGCACAGTTTGGACACATATCGTTTTTGCGTCCCTCCTTGATACCAGCGTTCCAATCAATAAATTTCATCGTCTTCTATAACTGCTTTTGGTGGCATAAGCATCACACCACCTGATGCCTCGACTTGCATCTTCTCTGTCTTCACCAGACCTACACGGTCAAGCAGTTCCTTGGCTGCAACCATCTTGTCACGTATGCCAAGTTCAGTTGGGTCATACAGTGCGCCGGTCATTGCCATAGCAGCCTTTGGTGCATTACGCGCCATGTACATTTGTGTAGCCTCAAGAATTTCTTCTTTTATTCCCTTAATAATTTCTGTAGTAGAACTGGTATCAGAGTATCCTGCCATCTTTTTAGCAATAACCATGTCACCACCTGCTTCATCAAAAAGCACGTCAAGAAATTTTTGCTGGCGTTCTGTTAGCTGTCGTGTCATTAAAACTCACCGTTGTGCATAGCATTAGATAATTTTGTAGCCCTCGATTTTACTTGAGTTGCCCACCTACTGTCAAGCATTTCTTTTGCTGCAGTTGAAAAATCTTCTGCTTCAATAGCTGCCCACATTTTTTTAAACTTACATAAACGTGGCACACCAAGATTAAATGCCATATCTACAAGTACAAGCTGACGTACAGCGTCTAGTCTGTCTACGCAAGGGTGCGCACGTGCCAGTTCTTCTTCGACAATCTGTACGTCATTCTGTGCTAGATACATGGCATCAGCTTCAGATATACCATACTCATAGATTGTATCCATGTTAGGAATATCCATCCATTCTAATTCTTCTGGAGTGATACCACGGTCCTCTAGGTTTCTTCCTATGCCAATTGTGGCAATACCAAGGCTGTCTTTATATGCTTGAAGACGTAAACCTTCGTGCTGGATTAATTTTTGAATTAAGTTATCTTTATTATATTTCATTTCTCATGTCCCATCCACACCGCAAATGCACCTGTCATGGCCCCCGTGACTACACTCACTAGTGCTGCTTGTTGACTCGTTGGGTCTGGTAGTGACATGAACCATTCCACTACCCGCCAAGCCGATAGCGACATCCCAATCATCATCAAGCGGGGAAGTATCTTCCAACGTAGAAATCTTTCCATTGTCACTTCTGCCACGATTTATCCTCGCTTGCTCTTCTGTAGTTCTCCCGTGCATACTCCACATCGGCATTAGGGCTACCTTTTACCAAAGAATTTTGTAGCACTGCGTACACCAAAGCTGGCAGCAACAATAACACCAAGGCTGTACTGATACCATTGTGGCATGGCATTAAGTTGTGCAAAACCATTTGCTACTACCTCTTCCATTCCCGGCACAAATGCTAGTATTAATGGTATGCTAAATAGGATTACTAACCATTCGTCAGCCCAAGAATTTGCTTTACTCTTAGCAATTTCTAAGTCCCAATCAATTTCACCCGTGGCCTTTTTTTCCATAATAACCGCTTCAGCCTTCGCCGTTGCGACTTTAGATGCAGTCTGTGCTTTCTTAGTTTCAACCTTTCCTTCAAGCCACGTACCTGCGAGTTGAGTAATTGGTCCTATTAATAAATTTAACATCATGCACCTCTTCTAAACCTTGCTGTTTTTTTAGCTATACTCTTTGGTTGCTTAACAAACTGTTTACCTTTACGGCTACCTTCTCTTTTAGCTTTAGTTGTAGCAGCATATTCAGCACTTGTCAAGGACTTTATTGCTTTTTCTGGTAAATACCTCTCGCCTGTTTTAGCAGAAGGCTTACCAGACTTAGTGCGCCAATTTTGCTTGGTCCAATTTTTTAAACTTTTTTGCGGGGCTTTCATTACTTTCTTGACTTCTCTATAGCTTTAAATGTTTCGCGTAAGCTGGGTGGTTTTTCGTGTTTGGGGTCGTACTTGCATTGTATTTCTCGTGGGTAATATTCATTTATGCCCATCCAAACACTATCCACCGTATTGTTAGGGCCGTGGTATATACAGAGTTTTTCCCCATCTATCTTACTGCATCCCTTCAGTCTGCACGTTACATATTCAGGCCACGTTTCTGCATTAGCTAGTGTGCCTTTAAGAAATGCTACAAACCCGTAAAGCATTCCTGCAGCAAACAACCCCATCAGTATCCACGCTACAATCTCTACAAACTTACGTCTACGTTGTCTCTGTTTGTATAGTGTCTCTTGACGTTGCTTACGGATGGACCCCTCCATCTTTACCAACTCATCCCACTTGGACCTTCCAAGCGTCAAGCCAATCCACTGTTGTAGTTCGTAGCGTTGCTGCTGTGCTTTTTGTTTAGCAGCAAATGTTTCTATGGCTTCTTGTTCTACAGACTTACCAGCAAATAGTTTTTTAAAGATAGGCGGGTTCTTGGCTTCCTTCTCAAGCATGTCCAAGTCGGACATTGCACCCATCCAGCGTGATAAGTCAGAGGCCATTGATTCAATATCACGACCTATTTGAAAACCTTTCTTGATAGCACCAAACGCTGCTGATGCTGTTGCCATTGCACTAACGGGGTCCATTAATATATCCTTACGTTGCCGGGGTTAACGTATCTAGGAAGGCAGTATGAAGTAACTAGATTTCCTTGTTTATGTAATTTTTGTGCATACCACACACAGTCATTTAAATCTCTAAAGAATAAATCTTTGCTCTCTAGTTTCTTATCATCTCCAATGCCTATGAATACAAGAAGTAAAAATACATGTTCCACTTCAAGACCTGTAACCCCCACCTGCTTTCTTATAAGCTGATGCAAGCATCTGGGCTTTCCGCGCCGACCATTGTCCCGGTGCGCCACCCTTACCACCAGCTTTAATACGATTAAACTGGCGTTTTCTCATTCCGGGCTTAGTATAGTTGCCAGCTTCGTTAACTCTACTCTTGCTCTTTGCCGCACCACCCGGCGCAAGTTTAAGCGTTCTAGGCGATTTCTTTTTCGTGCCAGTCGATGCGGCTTTCTTTTTGACGCCTTTGACTGTGCCTTTGTTTGCGGCAGCGTTGAAGACTTGTACACCTTTTCTACTCCCATACTGTTTTTTCATAGAAGCCTGTATCTTCTTTCCTTTAGGCGTAAGTGGCATGTCTCCTCTCCTATCTTGTGGGGTCGTAAAATTCTTCAGCAACAACCACAACTGTTAGTGTATCGGCTGTTCCGGCATCTACGATTACCTTATCTTCTGCATGTATGTACAAAGGCTGGTCCATATTAAATACACTCGTGCTTGTCTTGGCAGCAAGTGCAAAAGTATTTTGTAAAGTGTGAGTAGTGTTAGAAGCCTTTTCATAATACTTAACAGTAAAGTTTCTACTACTGCTGTCGTTATTTATAATCAATAAGTTTTCTACATGTGAGGCAAAGTTCTTAGGCACAACATAACAGTCAGTATCGTTAGTTGAAGACAATGCCGTTACGTTTGTAACAAATTTAGAACCGTCATTTAGTTTCGGCATCTCTGCTTTCCCAGTAATTTTCACCGTAATCGTGTAGTATTTCTTCGCCCTGTTTTATTTCTTTAAGCGCAAAAAACCTAACAAAGCGTTCATCTTCTTCTTCAATGTCCCATTCAGCGTTTGGGCTTGAACTATGATTATACACCATAGCAAACCCAAGTGGAATATAATACTCTTCGGTATCGACATAAGGCGTGTGAAACATGTAGTCATGGAGGACACACTCATCTCCCACGTCAGAATAATCCGCGACCAGATAAGGACACAACTCAATTGTATCTCCTTGAGTATAGTCCCTATCTGCGAAAACACCAAGTCCATGTATTTCCGAATTTGCAACATATGGCATTACTTCTTCTTTTT